AGCAGAGCGCCCATGTCGCGAATCTGGTTGGTATCGATCCCCTGGCAGAGAAGTGGCGTGCTTTCGGCTGGGAAGTGCGGGAGATCGATGGGCATGACATGGGCCAGATCGTCGACGCGCTCGAGGCCCTGCCGTTCCATACCGAGAAGCCCTCAGCCCTCATCGCGCATACGGTGAAGGGGAAGGGCGTCAGCTTCGCTGAGTAGGCTTATACGTAGCGCCTTTTTAACATCGTCCAGCATAGCCATGGCTTACACCAACAAATCTACGTGTACGATCGTTCCATTCAAGGCGCTGTTGAGGTCTACCGTGTTGCTTTCAAGGGCTGTTGAAGAAACAGCAACCGTAGGAGCTGTGCCTTCTTTAACGTTGTTGAGATAAGCAGCTAGGACGCTATTACGCGAAAGCTTGAACGGCAAACCCATTTTTTCATTAAAGCCGATTGCAGTAGTTGCTCCATTCCCGTCATGAGTCGGGATGGAAATTTGCGTTACAGTTTTAAAGGCTTTAGAGCCTTGAACCGTACCCGCCGTATCAACCGTAAATACTGGCAAGGTTTCAGAAATAACCTCATCATTCATGTTTGTGCCTGTAACGGTGACTTGGATAGCTTTAATATCCGTTGCCGTACCGCCAGCCGTAGCCGTCAGGGCGCGGGGATAAGCGGGGTTTGTGATGCCTGTTGTGATAGTTAGCGTCGATCCTGTGCTGTTTACAGCCGCTTTAACAGCCGTTGTATTAGCTACAACCGCCGCAGCTGCTGGAATCTCGATACGTGCCGCCGCAAGGCGATCCACAACGACGGAACCGTCAGTTCCGAGCTTCAAGCCTTTATTTTTAAAGGAACCCATTAAGCAAACCTCCAATCATAGTAAGAGCGCCCACAAGGAGCGCTCCAAAAACCAGTAAACGCTATGCGTAAACTGGATTCTCTTCGTACATCTTGGTACGTGAGCTAAAAAATATTAAGCACCTTTTTTAACGATCATAACGCCGTTAGGGTCAAGGATTTTACCGTCAGCGATTAGCAACGCTTTGTCAACGTATTGGTTTGTGTCGTGATCCAACCAACGGTACATAGCAAGTTGCAAGTTACTGTTGATTGCGTAGTCACCCAGTTTGCAGAATACAGCTACAATGTCATTTGTTGCAGCTGCATCGTAAGGCGTAATAACATCATCTTCAACAAGGATAACTTCGCGACCATTGAAACGCTCCTGCGGGCCGTCAACGATGCCTTGATTAACGCGGCCTACAGGTTGGCCGTTAGCGTCTGTCATGCCGTCAATGTAGCCCTCGAACGTGCCGGATGCCGTGATGAACGAACCGCCAGCACGGTAGGACAAAGGAATTTTAGCCCAGAATTTCTTTTTCCAACCTTCCCACGATGCGAAATCAGCGGAAGACAGAGTGATGATGTTTCCAGCCGGGACGCGCGCATCAAGAGTGATGCCAAGGGGTTGGCCTGTGCCGGAACCTTTGATGATTGCAAGGTCAATTGCTTTCGTCATTGCTTCAACAATCAAAGTGATAATTGTTGATTCGAAAGAAGCAAGCGTCACAGTATCAGCCAGCAAAGAAGTTGCAACCTTGCACTCCAAACCGTAGTAAGAGAATTGAACTTTCGTGTTCGCTTGTACCTTTTGACGGTCAGAAACAGGAGTCTCACCAATCCATGTTGCAACAGGTTTTAGCGACAAGATAGGCACATCTACGCCGCCCTTGATGCCAAGTTTACGAACGCGCGCGAAAATGTGTCCGTATGTTTTCATCTGCTTGATAAGTTCGTCTAAAATCGTAGTCGGCACGATTGCCGCAGCATCAGTCACAGCCGTGAAAGCGTCGGAACGGGCTTCGAATCCGGCCGGGATAGCCTTGCCAGACTTAGCAAACTCCATAAACGCTTGGCGGTATTCAACGGAAGCAAACTTGTCAACCGCGTCAATAACAACGCCGCGCTCTTCTGGCTTCGGAACTACAACGCCCGAAGGAATCTTATTCATCAAAGCGTTACGCGCTTCGATTTGGCCTTTTTCAGCCGTCAAAGCGTCAATTTCCTTGTCCAATGCCGCAACATCCACTTGACCGCCACCGCGAAGTTCTGTTCCGATTTCTTGCATACGTTTTGCGATTTCTTGTAAACGATCCATTTAATAATTCCACCTTTCAAATTAGGAAAATGTTTTGAGCAATAAAATAAGCCGTTGACGTTGTTCAGCGTCGGCGGCTTCTTGTTTCTCTTTTTCGGCTTCTGCTTCAAAGAAGCTACGGGCCGATATGGAAGTATCATCATAAGCCGGGATAGAAACGGCTGACACGTCATAGATTTTTTTGAACCTCAGAATAGTTCGGGTACGGCTTGCTCGATCATAACTTTCTTCCGCCACTGTGAAACGGAAGCTCATTTTCGTGACATAACCGCCCTCAATTTCTTCGTGAAGCTCGCGACCTTCTTTAGTTCCGTGTAAACGGGCCTTTATGTGAAGTCCTACGCCGTCCGTTTTCATTTCGAGTGTTCCGTTACTGTTTCGAGCTAATACCTTGCCCGCGTGGTCGTAGTTAAATATAACGTCTGACATGTCCGCGCCGTTGAAAGCGTTAGGGTCAATTTTCTCTCGATACTCAACGCCGTCATACTCGTAAAGGACTGTCGGGGAATTGAATTTAGCAGCGTAACCCTCTGCAATAAGTTCCCGGTTTTCAGCCTCGCCTATTGAACGGGCTTCAACGTCGAATAATCTAATCAGGCGTTCGTTGCTTATCGTCATTTTTGTCTTCACCCCCTTTCGGTGACGCGTCAGGCGGCTTATTAACCTTGCCTAGTTGGTATTCGGAAGCTTTGTCAGCATCAATAAAGTTAAGGCTCATGATACGCTTCTCGCCGCTCTCAATAGGTGGAAGATTAAACACCTCCAAGCCCTGATTGATTGACATCATGCCCCGGTCTACAAGTGTCTCAATGATTTTAAC